GCTGCGGTAAACACACACTTCCAGCTTTCTGCATCCAGCCAGCGACCATGCCATTCAACCTGACGAGAGACGTCACCAAGGCAAGCCCAAAGCTTTCGGTTTTGGTCTAAGCTGCGGTTGCGTTCCTGAATGGTTACTACGATTGGTTTGGTTGGGTCTGGAAGAATTTGCTGGATAGCTTGAATGGCGTTCTGCTGATGGATGGGGCTTCTTAGTTCAAACGTTAGTTTCCTCACCATTTACACTCCTGTAATCGTCAAGTGCAGCTGCAATAGTCCCTATCGGGTCATGGTCTTGCCCGATAATCTCATTTACGTTTTCATCTTCTTCCACACCGAAAAAGAATCGCAGGGCTAACATGATTTCTTCGTATGCGCTCATACTCACTCCTTCACTTTGACTCCAGCAGCGCGGATGTTTTCCTCATAAGCATCCATTGCATCACCGAAGCCATTGGAATAATCAACAGTAAACCCTTTGGCTAATGCTTCTCTGCTGTCGATAAACTTTGGCGCGGTTATTTCAATAGCTGCTCGCGATGCCTGCCACGCTTGCCAATACATCTCAACCATATTGGCGTATATTTTATTTTTATGATCACATCCGGTGTAATTTTCAAACCATTCTTCAAACTGCTTTCTTGATTCGTCCATATTCCTCTCCATCACTAGACTTTGTGCTGTTCTGAAATAACACGAGAAAATGCCTCACGCCGCCATTCTTTGCTGCGCTCAATGTCATCCTGCATATCTTTAAATTCGACATTTTTCCTTGATTTCTGCAAGGTGTAACCGCATCGGGCCATGTACCAAAGAAAGGTGTCAATAACATAGATATGCCCATCTCTGGCATTACCGTTTTCGTTAGCATTCCCAATTGTGTCGTGCATAGCATTAAACACATCTTTCTGGTCGTGAAAGTCGCGTAGAAAGCCAGGAAGATATTCGCCGCTTTGCAACCATTCAATTAATCCATTTTCGTTACTCATCATTCCTCTCCGTCAGCGTGCTGGATGTTAGTTAAGTAGCGTAAATGTGTAATCGTCATCGTGTAGTACTTCGTCGTGCACATAAATAAATCCGCCTTCATGTGTAATGTACAGATCGCCTAAATCATCTCGCTCAGGCTCAATATGACGCTGGCAGAATGGGCAATACTGCGCATGTTTAGATGGTTCACTCACGCTATCACCTCTCACTTCCAATCCAATAAAAAAGGGCTACTGTGTAAATAGCCCCTGTTATTAGCTCAGTGATGTAGATGGTCATTTAATACTCCGTCACGTTTTCCTGTCGCCACGCCTCGTCATATTCCGATTTCGGCATATTGGCGATGTAGCTATATGGCGATCCTGATTCAAGTTGCAGGAACTGGTGCGATTGCTCGTCAAGGAACAACGGGACACCACCCTCCCAACCTTCGCCGTTACGTTGTTTTTCAAGCATCAAAACAGATGCCGGAGATGCCAGTAGCTGTTCGTCCTTCTCTGACATCTTTTCACCACTCTGAACTCTCTGTAACGCTCTCTCGCGAGCCTTGTTACGCCAGATGATGAAAAGGTTGTCTGTCAGGTCTGTTATCGCTCCAGAGCCTTTTACGTCCATTTTCCCGGTTGGTTTTTCTTCGCTGTCTCCTTTTCGCGAGTGAGTAACGAGAATGACGTGGGAGTTTGTTTTGTTTTTGAAGTCGCAAATCGAGTCAACAAACGCCTTCTGCCCGTTATAGTCATCGTCGCCTATGCCACATTTCATCAGGCTGTCGATGATGAATAACTGGATCCCGTATCGGCGGCGAGCGTAGTCGAATATTTCGATCAGCCTGTCGGCTTTCGCCGTTCCGGTCAGGCCAAACACCCAAAGTCTTTCGTCATAAAATTTAAATGCAGAGTCAATTTCCAGCACTGGCGGCATCTTGCAGCACGTCGCCTGACGGGTAAGGCGCTTAAGGAGAATACCAGGCTTCAGCTCAAGTGACGCGATGCACGTCTTCACACCCTGACGCATTGCCTCAAGTGCCATATGCCCGACAACCTCCGTTTTTCCGTGACCGTTCACACCATTGACCAGCGTCAACTCGGCCTCACGGAACTGGAATTTATCTGCCAGAGATTCCCACGGTGGATTAAACAGATACTGCTGCTTGCCGTAGAAAGCGTTGATAGTGTCCTGGTAAAACTCTCGCGCGCTGTAGAGTTCTTCAGGGTCGAAGTAGGATGCCGTGCCGATGTACTGCCAGATTTCATCCTCGGTAACACCGTTCATCAGGCATTCGTTGATGTCTTTGTACGGCAGAGTAACAAGACGGCAACGATGTTCACCGAGTCGGCTTGCGATTTCCCTTGCGGCCTCACGACCAACATCATCAACGTCCATCGAGATGAATATTTCCTCAAACCTGTCGAGGTTGTGATACTCAAACTCAATCCACTGTTGCTTAGCGCCTTTCCCGCCACCAAACGGCACGGATAACGCCGAGATGCCGTATTGCGCATAGCTCATACAATCAATTTCGCCTTCGCAAAGTACAACCGCCCTCACGCCAGCGTCCAGAGCCTGCCATCCGAACAGACAAGGTTCGCAATCACCTTCTGCCATAATGACTTTCTTCCCGTCCGGGCGCTCAGTGCTGATTCGCTTGACCTGCAACAACTCACCATCGCGCTTGTACGGAAGCACCAGTGCATCAAGTTCTCGTTCTCCATTCCACACCTTGCCGCTGACAACCTCGTAGCGCTTTACGACTTCTGGCGATATGCCACGCGATTGCAGGTACTCAAGATGGGATTCTGTTCTGGTAACGTAGCGGGCGATTTTCTTGCGGTCAGGTCTGGAGAATTTCTTCTCACGTTTGGCATCGAAATGGTGATCGTCATCCTTGATTCCGAGAAAGGCTTTCGCTTCCTGCATAGCCTGATGCAGGTTAATTCCACGACATGCCATCCACAAATCAAGCATGTCACCGCCGTCTCCCTCAGCGAAATCAGCCCATTTTTTCTTGCCGCTAAGGTTGACCTTAAGGCTGTTTCCCTTGTCACCGTTGACGTTACCGGCAACCCACTCATGCCCCTCTTTCTTGCCGTTTGGCAACAGGTGCGGAGCCACCCTGTCAACCTGCGCCCAAAGCAGGTCACTGAGTTCACTTGGCGTCATGATTCCCTCAGATTGAGATTTTTAAACCAGAAATCGACAAACGAAATACTTAACCAGCCGTGGTTATAACCAGCGACCAGTAGCGATTTGATTTTTGATTTCATGGTTCACCTGTCGAAAAACACGTAGCCAGTTTTCGATACGGTGATTGCGGATGATGGTTTGGATTGTGGTTGAATAGTTTCTGGCTTCTCGTCGTTCCAGCGCTGACCGTTCAGGTAGCTCGATGGTAACAACCTGTCGAATCCGAACTGCTTACCATTCCTGCATGCGATGTCTTCTGCCAGCATCGTGGCAAACTCGCTTGCCGTACCCTTGGTAGTTTTACGCCATTCCCTGAACTGTGTTCTGAATGCCGTAGCTGCGTTTTTCTTCCCGGCTTTCCGCATGCCTGCACACCAGAATATTTCCTCGAATGCCTTGTCGGTTTCTTCGTGACGGTCAGGTGATTTTTCACACTCCGTCCGAACACTTTCGGACATAGTGTTTTTATTATTTCTTTTTTCTTTTGTAATAGTTTCTTTTGTGTGTCCCTGTTTTGGTGACAGCGCTGTCACCGTTTTGGTGACACTTTTTGTCACCAATGCAGTGACATTATCACCAGTGTAGTGACATCCTTCGATTTGCCATTCCTCGATGTTCTTGTTAGGCCCGATTTGCTGGCCTTCGCGAAGGATAACCTTCATCGCGATAAGCTCATTCTTGGCCTTGTTTACCTTCTGTCTTGGCAGCCTGGTAATTTGAGCTAACTGACTATCAGAGATGCGATCCATCTTTTTACCGTAGCCGTATGTTTTACGGCATATGGCGTGGGCAACCTTGCTCTGATTTTTCGTTAAATCAGCGCCGATAAGCTCTTCATACAGGGCATTTGCAAGACGGGTATAACCATCTTCAACTTCTGCCACACGACGCTCCACAGGCCGTTGTGAAGGCCTTAAATGTGTTACGGTTGCAAGATTACTCATGACCTTTCTCCTTCTGCATCAGCTTCACTTTTTCCAACTCAGCCCGGAATCGACCAGGCTGCTTGAAGCTGGACAGGAAGCGATCACGTAGTATGTGTTTGTGAATTTTGTCCTGGTAAGGACTGAGTTGTTTTGTCATAATTACTCCTGTTGATAGATCCAGTAATGACCTCAGAACTTCATCTGGATTTGATCAGAACGCTCGGTTGCCGCCGGGCGTTTTTTATTGGTGAGAATCGAAGCAACTTGTCGTGCCAATCGAGCCATGTCGTCGTCAACGACGCCCCATTCAAGAACAGCAAGCAGCATTGAGAACTTTGGAATCCAGTCCCTCTTCCACCTGCTGATCTGCGACTTATCAACTCCCACAGCTTCCGCTGTCTTCTCAGTTCCAAGCATTGCGATTTTGTTAAGCAACGCACTCTCGATTCGTAGAGCCTCGTTGCGTTTGTTTGCACGAACCATATGTAAGTATTTCCTTAGATAACAATTGATTGAATGTATGCAAATAAATGCATACACCATAGGTGTGGTTTAATTTGATGCCCTTTTTCAGGGCTGGGATGTGTAAGAGCGGGAATGTCTTAAGCGGCTTTGTGTTCCGGCGGGAACACGTCATCAAGACTGACTTTTGCGCCTAACTTGTTTAGGCACTCAACAAGAGCACGGCATGTTTTAAGGTCTGGGAAGCGACGACCAGATTCCCAATGTCCGATAGCTCCCTGTGTGCATCCAACTGCCTTAGCAAGTGTTGTTTGAGAGATATTCAGTGACTCTCGATATTTTCGTAGGTTGCTCATATGCCCTCCATAGTAACCATGAAACAATAATACGATATGTACTTTTAGAATGCAAACAAAAAATACATCTTGTGCATGGATGGTTTTAGTACAGAGCGTAATAATAAGGGTATGAAAATGAAATGGTATGAACTGGCTAGATCCAGAATGAAAGAGCTCGGCATAACTCAAGAGAAGTTAGCTGAAGAGCTTGGTATGACGCAGGGTGGAATTGGTCACTGGTTGCGCGGATCTCGTCATCCATCTCTTGACGAGATTGGTGTGGTGTTTAAATACCTTGGTATTGATAACGTCTCATTCAACCACGACGGTACATTTTCACCTGTTGGCGAATACTCATCTGCCCCCGTTAAAAAACAATATGAGTACCCTGTTTTTTCTCATGTTCAGGCCGGGATGTTCTCGCCTGAGCTTAGAACCTTTACCAAAGGTGATGCGGAGAGATGGGTCAGCACAACCAAAAAAGCCAGTGATTGTGCGTTCTGGCTTGAAGTTGAAGGTAATTCCATGACCGCGCCAACAGGATCCAAGCCAAGCTTTCCTGACGGGATGTTAATTCTCGTTGACCCTGAGCAGGCTGTTGAGCCAGGTGATTTCTGCATAGCCAGACTTGGTGGTGACGAGTTTACCTTCAAGAAACTGATCAGGGATAGCGGTCAGGTGTTCCTACAGCCACTAAACCCGCAATATCCAATGATTCCATGCAATGATAGCTGTTCCGTAGTAGGGAAAGTTATCGCCAGCCAGTGGCCTGAAGAGACATTTAGTTAACAGCCTCACAACTCTAAAACACACAACAATAACCCGACCTTAGCGTCGGGTTTTCTTTTTCCAAAATATAAACCCATTAAATACAAAGCGTTATAAAAAACTAATTATATTTAGAACATTTTGTATTGACTCGATAAAGTACAAATCGTACTATTTAGCCATCAGCAGGATGCACTAACCACCATGAAGGTGAGGCTCTTAAAAATTAAGCCCTGAAGAAGGGCAGCATTCAAAGCAGAAGGCTTTGGTGTGTGTGATACGAAACGAAGCATTGGCCGGAAGTGCGAATCCGGATTAGTTGCCAATGTGCCATTGCGGGGTGTTTTCGTTCAGGACTACGACTCCCACACACAACCAAAGCTAACTGACAGGAGAATCCAGATGGATGCACAAACACGCCGCCGCGAACGTCGCGCAGAGAAACAGGCTCAATGGAAAGCAGCAAATC